CATCTTCTTGCTTCGCAGAGAAAAGCCTCCGTTTTGGATGATGTGCTTAGGCTCTGTCTCTTGTTGCCAAGTCCAGTTGTAGTAGTACTTTTCTGCCGTCAGTGCAGAGTGTGTAGGAGCGCCTACGTAGTCGTACTCGTACCAATCCTTGTTGAAGTTGTTTCCGTCTAACACCCAGCCATCGTCTTGGACGATAAGAACATGGCTTGTGTCTACAAAATGATGCAGGGCATACATCATGAACCACGAGTACTGGAAGTAGTCCAGCGGGAAGATTCCTTTGTGGTCTATAAACCAAGGAAGTGTAGGTGGCCTGCTAGGGCTTAGCAGTAGAGCCTTGCTGCCAGGAAGTTGTGTTGAGCTTCTGACAAGGCTTGGAATGGCGCTCGTGCCATCGTTATGGCCGTACACCGCCACCACGGTCAAGTCACTGTGTTCCATACAAACCTATCCGCTTGAGGTAGTCACTGACGTTTCTGCCAACAGCAATTTGTTCAGGCGTGTACTCTTCCTGCGCCCTGCTTACTTCACGGGTAATCTTTTGAGCTATCAAGCGAGGCTGAATCTGTTCTGCAAAGGCTACAGCAGCAAGGGCAGAGGCAATGACCCTATCGTCCTTGCCGCGCCCAGGAGCGCCCAAGAATCCGTTATCCCTGATGATGCCCTTCATCTCTTCCAGCAAGTCCATGCTGTAGATACGCATCATGTCTCGCTCAAAATAGTCTTTCATGTAGTTGAGCATCCTCTCCTTGGTAGAAGAGGTGGTCAGGTATCCAATGCTGTTGGACAGGCCACCAAGCGTGTCGTTACGCCTCCAGATGTAGTTCTGCATAGAACCCAGCACATCTAGCAAGCCATGCCCCATAGGACCGCCCATAGAGCTTGCCATGCGTTTGAGGTTGCGTATCTCGTTGATGACCGCCTGACCTGGGCCGTTGACCTCTAGGTTGAGCGTAGAGTTCTTGTAAGCGCCAGCAAGGTGAGCAATAACCCACGCAAACTGGTAGGTGTTCATCTCACTGGTTGCGAACTCTGCTACTTGGTCAAGACCGTCAGCGTAGCATCTGAACACTTGTATGCAAAATCTATCTGCCCAGTCTGAACTTCCGTAGGCTGGATCGGCTCCAATAACGTAGTAAGCCGAGTCAATAGGCTGTTCCCACACGCGAAGCGTGGACAGTCTCTCTGTACTTCTAAGCACCTCGGTGTCTTGGAACAACTGACCAAAACTGTAGCGGAAGTCTTCATGGTCCCTCTTCTTACTTTGCTTGGCAGATTCTGTGCATCTCGTGTGTGAGAAGAAACTAGTGCCCGTCATAACGAAGGCATAGTCTTCTGTAGGAGGGAACTCCTGATACATCAGCGTCTCGTCTTTGATGCCTTCGTGCATCTTCCAGCGCCACCATGCCATCTGACGAGAGTTGATTTCTACGTTGTAGAGCTTCTTGATTTCTTTCGTCCACTCCCTCTCTTCTGGCTTTAGCTTGCCATCCCAGTACACCTTGTAAATCTGGGAGTCGCCAGGAACAGAGTAGAACTCGTTACGCCACCAACCACAGAAGATTGCCCTCTGCGTCTTTGCTCGCTTGGCAGTCTTGTACATGTCGTGGAACATGTTAAAACCTTGAGCCGTGGACTCAAACATGTAGAGCCTCTCTGCATTCTTCTCAGCCAGAGAAGCTATCAGAGAAGCCAAGCCTTCTTCATTGCCCCACGAGGCTGTCTCTGTGCCGTGCAAGTAGGTAATGGCCTTGCCCTGACCCAGACGAGACTTGTTGCCAGCAATTTGGTAGAAAAGTCTTGACCTGTTTTTAAGCACCATCTGGTTTCTGTTGTGGGCAACCAGAGGAATCTTGTACTCCTTGGGCAACCCGTCCATGTACATGGCAAGAGTGCTGCGGAACATGTCCCTGTTCTCTTCCGTGTCTGCCACCAGAGTGCCCTGCCATCCAGGGTGGGTGAACTGCCAGTACAGGTCTAGCGCAAGGCTTATCGTGGTGATACCAAGCTGCCTTCCTTTCAAGATAACAAAGAAGTGGACATCCTCCTCCAACCCCTTCGCAATCTCTTCCATCACGTACGTCTGCGTCCCCAGAAGAGTGCCCATCTTCTTCAAGCCCTCCTCCTTTGTCTCAATCTTGAGTTCAGAGCAGAACTTATAAAACTTCTTCAGGTCAAAGTTCATCTTGTTTTCTTTTTGTCAAACTTGTCCAGATTCCACGCAACGATGTCACCAGCAACAGACTTGTTCTTGGCACAGCGGATAAGTTCCTTGTAAAAGATTTCTGAGTACTTCTCCTGCCACTCAGCAGCCAACGCTCGCTTGGCTTTAGGGCTAATGCACGACAAAGCCCTCTTCATCTCCAACTGCAACCTTCTGCGAGTGGCGTAAAGCTCTGTCTGCCACTGCGTCTGAATATCCAATCCTGTAGCCATCAGCCGCAGCCTCCTGCACCTTCTTTATCAACATCTCCTGCTTAGCCTGCGAATAAACAAGGTTAGCCATCAGCAAATGACACATCTGCCGTAACTCCTCCTCATCCATCCACAACAAAGCAGTCACAACACCCTCCACACCCTCACAACATTACCCTCAGTCCTGGCCTCAAACCTCCACCCCAACCGCCTGCCAGCCCTGTAGTTCGCATTTAACACCTTCGCCCTAGCCACCACAGGAACAACAAAACTGTCACCCACCTCCATCTCCTCGTAAGGATAGGCGTACACCACCCGAGGCTTGGGCATCCCAATTCCAACTTCTTTCTCTATCGCAGCTATCGTCATCTCGCTACCTCTACATATAGCTTCATCTTACAAACAAAAAAAGACCAGCGCAATGGGCTGGTCGTAAGAACAGACCAAACCCAGGCTGGTCAAACGGAGAAAGACTCCCTGATTGCGAAGGCAACTGCAATCACAGCAAGTCTACAGGAAAAATGTAATTTTTTTATGGGGGGTGGAGAGTGGGGGGCACACCAAACCCTCCCCCAAGTCCCATCAAAGTCGGCCTAGCGCGCTGATCTGAGGTCTAGGCTGATGACGGACTGACCAAGCCCAGACCTAGGCCTGATGACATGCCGGGAATGCGGTCTAAAGCCTAAGCATGCGTCATGCCAACATTGTCCCCTTGTCTCTGTCCCCAATTAATAACCATGACGGGCGAGAGGTGATAATCTATGCGTTTCTTGCATAGTTTTGTGACTGGCCCTTTAGACTACTATGTTAATGACTACTCACCTAAGCATAGTCTATAGTCATTGGACTAGTTTAGTCTATAGTCTATCGCAATGACTGTACCTAATCACACTAGGGAATCTACCTAGAAAATAGTTGTTGACATACAGTGAAACCGTGTAGAATAGAGTCACTGCAACAGAGCAGTATTCCTAACTTAAGCGGAGGTTTCCATGCTAGACAAAAAGAACATCACCACAATCAGCGAAAAGGCTTTTCACCTCTTCATCAAACCTATGGATTACGTCACCAATGGTTCAGACGTAGGCCGCTACTTTGGCACAACCAAGCGTGGCGTGCATGTAGTGGCTTGGGGTGACAAGCGTGACGATTACGATACGGCCGTCAAACTGGTGGACTACTTGCAGCGTCACTCTGACATTTGACAGTCTAGCTCTAAGCCTGTAACAGGGCTTAGGGATGCACTGTCGCATCATTCAAATATAGGTGGTTACCATGAATAGAGAGCAATGGTTGACTCAAGCAACTACAGAGTTGCGAGAGCTGTTTAAACAGCATGGCGTTACTCTGCCTGATGCTGTTCGCTCTAGCTGTGGCTTTCCTAGCAAGTCAGCGTTGAGTGCCAAAAATCGGCGCATTGGGGAGTGCTGGAGTGCTAAGGCAAGTGCTGACAATCACGCTGAGATTTTCATATCTCCGACACTCTCCGACTCCATGCGAGTGCTTGACGTTTTGGCGCATGAGATGGTGCACGCTTGCCATCCCGGAGATGGGCACGGGAAAGCGTTTAAACGTACCGCTACCGCTATCGGCCTTGAGGGCAAGATGACTGCTACTGTCGCAGGCGAGGCGTTTAAACAATGGGCAAAGCCAGTTATCGAGAGACTAGGCCCATATCCTCATGCCGAACTTGTTCCGGCTAATGCTAGAAAAAAACAGTCAACCCGCATGCTCAAATGCTACTGCACTGAATGCGGGTATACAGTGCGAGTAGCTGGTAAGTGGCTGGAAGATATGGGTAGTCCTCATTGCCCTATGCACGGAGAGATGCAGAGCGTTTAAACAATCCAGCCCGTGCCAGTGTGACAGACTGGCATGGGGTGAGGTTGTCTCACTGTTAACGGAGGTTTCCATCATGCAGCGAATTGACCTTAAAACTGCGCCAGAGCTTGTAAAAGTTATCAGAGCGGCAGATTCAACCTATCGCAAGCATCAGGCCACACTGTCAGCGCGTGAGACTGTCTGCCTGTCTGGTACGTATTGGGACGGCGGTAGTCGGTCTACCTATACAGCCGTAGACCTGCTGACATGTCGCAGCAAGGGTGCACCACAATATGACCCCCCACAATTCGGAGGCCCGAAGGTTGACCCTGTAGTGTCTATCCCGGAGGGCATAGCCATTGTGGAGACTGGCATCTTTATGGGTAAGACTGCTACCGCTAGGGTCTACGTCAACCCGTCCAACATGGCTAAACTGCTCACTGCCTAACTCATCCCCTAGGGGCTTGCATGGCCCCTACAAGATGCGCTAGCATCAAGACCCTAACTCAACTACTGGAGGTTTCCACCATGACTTTTTATGTGACCATGACCGACAAATTCATGTCAGGCTGGGGCTATGCCGCAGGCAAGACCAACAAAATGATTGTCGAGTGTGACAACATCGAGCAGGCCGAACAGGTAGAACGTGCAGCCCAGCGCAGACCAGAGATGCGCTATGTCAACATTCGCTCTACTAAGCCGCGCTATGGCTCCAATGTCGTCGAGTCTTGGAAAACCTGGGATGACCTTGGCCCAGTCTGGAAGGGCTCTTTAGCCTAACCCTACCCTACCCCTACCCCCAGGCACTACAAAGCGTCTGGGGACGTTTTAACCCCTTTCCTGAGGCTTGTCAGATATGGACACTTACAAACGCTTCCCCCGCACACTGTCAGAGGCTTTCCCTGACCACTACAAAGAACAGTTCGATCCCCTACATCAGCCCCCACATGACAGAACAGACCCCGACGTGTGGGTGATGCTGGCCTGTGCTTTTGCTGCTGGCTTTTTAACCGGACTGATTGTGTGGGCTTGACAAGCCCCGCAAGCCCCTGATACATTGCAAACCGTTGCCGTAGGAAGCGACAAGTGAAAGCCGTTACACATGCTCTCGCCCTTGGTCTAACCGAAGGGTTCCTACCGAGGGCAGTTGTAACGGCTTTTTTGTTTCCTAACTGACAACCGCCCATGTGTCGGGGTAAACACGGCAGGCATGGGGGATATCCGGTACTGTGGGCAAGCTCTGAGAGACCGGGATGGGTGGCGAAGATAGCGCCCTTGAGCGAACGGCTGTCGGGCATGTGCGGCTCCGTCCAGCATGTAAGGTTTAGCCCTGTCTCTGGGAGGGCTAGGCTTTGCTCACCATCCAGCATAGAGGTCAGTATGGGAAAACGTAAACAAGAAAGAAGAAAAAAAAGAAATCAAAAGTTTATAGATAGTCTAAAGAACAAGGCTATGAGACTTGACTGGATTGCTAAGTCATCAGGCATGAGTGACAACGGTGTCGCAAACATGCTAGACCTAGCTCATTGGTCATTTACTCAAACAGAAAAATGGAAAGAAGTCAGACGGCAAGCTGTGGAAAAGTACGGGACAACTTGTGCCAAGTGTGGGAGACCCCAGAGTCCTGGCTATCCCGTCAACATTGACCACATCAAACCCCGTAAGTTCTATCCGCATCTAGCGTATGACCTAGACAACTTGCAACCATTGTGCGGCCCATGCAACAAAGAAAAAGGTAACGGCCCACCTGTTGACTATAGAAAAATTACAAGAGTTATCCAACAAAGATAACCTGCCAAACCTTCCTAACTTTCACATAAAGGATGTTTCCATGACTTGGCCCTTCCCACCATTCCCCAACCCCCTAGACCGTCCTGGGCAAGCCCCAGGCCAGATCATGAGCAAAGAAGAAGTTATCAACGCCCTCAAGCTGGCGCAGGACGCGCTGCATATGGCTACGCTGCCTTTCCCGATTGATGAGGTGAAGACGCAACGTGCGCTTGAGGCGGTGAGCAAGGTACTTAGGTATATCCCAGGAGATGAAGATGCCCCAGCCCCCTATTGACAAGGGAGTGCCTATCCCTAACCGCTTTCCCTTTGACCAAATGGAAGTAGGGGATAGCTTCGCAGTCCCAGACGGACTGAACAGGACTACCGTGTCTGTTGCTGCTAAGCGATACGGTAGGAAGAACGATAGAGAGTTCATCACAAGGACTATGCCTGACAAGACTGTCAGATGCTGGAGGACAAAATGAAGATTGGTGACATTGTTCAGGTCAATCCTGAAAAAGAAATGTTTGGTGCTTGCCTAGTTGTTGTCACTGAGGTCAAGACCTGGGGCATACAAGGCTACGTTCAAAATGCTGGTGTAAACGGGCAGGCTTACATCCGTCTGAAGGCGGAAGACTTTGAGCACACTGGCGGCACTGCCGTGTGGATAGCAGGGGGCCACGATGACTGATCAACAAATGCTTGTGATTCTCGTTGACTTGTACAAGGCGCAGATAGCGGTGGCTCATGCCATGATGTATGCGAT